GTTGTTGGTGTTTTATTGGTTTTCGTTGTGCCTGGGGCAGTAGAGGTGGCCTCGTTGGATGCCTTTGTTGCCTTCTTGCCAGCCGTGTTGGAGTGCGGTTTGGATGGCGGTGTTGGTGTCGTGGATGTTGAGCCATTCGTTGTCCATGTCGCCGGTGTAGTCGCCGTCTGCGGTGATGTCTCCGGTGTCCTGGTTTTCCCGGAATTCGAGGCTGTTGTTGCATCCGACGGCGTCGCAGCGGATTTCCCAGACGTGTTCTTCGATGGTTTTGGTGATGATTCGTGTGGTGGAGTCTGTGTAGGTTTTGACGCTCATTGGTGTTCCTTTGCTCGTTTCCTCTGCTCGTAGCGGCGTTTCATTTCGCGGAATTCGTTGGGATGCTCCTGTTGCCATCGGTGTTGGTAGTCGTTGACCCGTTTGCGGTATGCGGGGTCGTGTTTGCGTCTCCATTTGAGGTGGCAGTTGATGCATAGACCGTCCATGCGGATATGCCGGCGAGCGCCGCTGATGTCGCAGATGATGCAATGTTTGTCGTCGGTTTCGTCTGCGGGTTGGAGGTGGTGGGGTTCGAGGTTCAACCGGCATCGGTGGATGTACTTGTCCAGGTTGTTCATGGTTTTGTTTTTCTTCTTCGGAGGTTTTCCTTGCATTGTTTGCAGAGGATCGGGGTGCCGGCGTGCGGCCTGCATTCCTTGCCGCAGTTGGTGCAGTGCAATGGGTGTTTGGTGGGTGTGGAGGATGGTCGTATCGACCCGGTTTTGGCTATCGATGTGAGCGCCCAATCCAATTGGTCGAGGTCATGGGTCTTGCATGCGTGGCATACCGCGCCCGCCGTCATGTTCGACAATCCCGTGCCGGCGAGTGATTCCCACAACGCCCAGACGGCCGTGTACAGGTCCTCGCCGCCCTTGAGCCTCGCGTAGAGCGGGCTGGCGAGAATCGTCCTGGCCGTCGCCTTGTGCGACCTGGCGTCCGCCTTCATGCGTTGGCGTTGCTTCTCGTTCGTCTGTTCGAACGTCATGCTTCCCCTCCCTTAGCCGGCGAGCGCCGGCTTGTTTCCGTATCGGTTTGCTTGCGTGTGTTATCTGGGGTTGCCGTCCCTGTCGCAGAGCGTGTATCCGCCCTGGTTGTCGAGGAGCAGCCAGCCTTGGTGCGCGTCCCATACGGGGACGGTTTCGGGATGGTCTTCGCCCATGCTGACTATCCACCCGTATTCCATCGCCGTTTTGGGATGGTTGTGCACCCATCCGTGGCAGCCTGTGGTGCCGGAGCCGCATAAATGGATGAGGTTGGCTGGCAGATGCAGTCCGGGGAACGGGTGGCTTCTCATGTGTCGGTGGTGGAGGCTGTGGCCGCTCCAGATGTGGTCCAATTCGTTGCCGCATCGCAGGCACCGGTAGTGGTCTCGTCTGGCGGTCAGCCTGTGTGTTTCCCTTGTGGGGTTGGTGCGGCTCATTTGACCAGTTCCAGCCATTCGATGTATTCGCTGATGTCCGTGTCCAGGCAGTCCGTCACACGATGCGGTTTCGTCTGCGTGTAATGCTCGTACGGGTCTGCTCCCAACGCGGTTTGGGTCAACCGGATGGCGGTCATGTCCAACGCGCGGTAGGAGAGCAGCTTGTGGAAGCGTCCCCACTGGTCCTCGGTGAACAGGTAATGCTCCAGGAACGGCAGGTCGAAGCCCATCATGTTCGTGCCCGCCGGATGCAGCACATGCGTTTCCGCCATCGACTGGGTGAAATCGATGACGGCGAGCGCCACACGCGCCGTGGAGCACAGTTCCGGGCTCGCGTCGATGACCTCGTCGATGAGCCCGTTCGCCTCATGCATCCGATGCGCGTAGGCGAAGCTCCTGTCCGTGGGCAGTACGTCGGGTTTGATTATCGACTCGTAACGCGCGTACTCGGTTTTCGCGTCCATGCTCGTGCACCTCAAGCCGATTTCCAGCATCAGGTCGTGGCGCGGATCCGTGCCGGTGGTCTCGATGTCCACCCACAAGAGGGCTTCGGTTTTCCTGGTCATGCGATGTCCTCCAAATCGTCCTTCATGAGTCCCAAGGCGGCGAGCGCCTCGGTTTCGGTTTTTCCTTGGTTGAGCAGTTCCGCCGCGCGCATCGCGAGCGGATCGTTGTCCGGCGCGTCACGGTTCAGCAGGTTGAGCACGTGCGTGCAGCCGAAGCTGTGCCGGTGGGGTTTCCGGGGTGGCGGCGTGGGATGGGCGAAGCCGCCTGCGAGCGCCGGCTCGGTTCGATTGGTGTTGCCGAGTCCGAGTTCGCGGCCGCGTCTCAGCCAGTTGCGGAACGCCGCCGCCGGGTCGGCCGGCAGATGGCCTCCGGCTATCGCATGGTCGCGGAACTTGGCGAGTTCGGCGTCCAGGTCGAGTCCGATTTCGTCGGCGAGCTGCCGGTGCGACTGGTCGGGGGTGAGGTTGGCGAGCGCTTGGAGTCGTGTGGTGTCGGGTTTTTCGGTTTTGCTGGCGCGCGTACTCTCTCTTGACGGTTCTATTGACGGTTCCTGTGACGGTTTGGGTGAAGTGGGTTGCACCCCTGAAACGAAGTGGGTTTCACCCGTGGGGTGAAGTGGGTTGCACCCCTCGGGTGAAGTGGGTTTCACCTGTGGGGTGAAGTGGGTTTCACCGGTGCAACCTGTTTCGGGGGTGCAATGGGTTTCACCCCTCTCAACCGTTGCGTCCACTGGGGTTTCACCCTTTTTGGTCTTCGGGAACAGCTTGTAGACGACCGGTCGGCGTCCCCTCGCGTATTTGGCCACGAGTTTCTGGTCGCCCTTGCGGATCAGACGCATCTGTTCGAGCTTCCTCAACAGCAGTTGGATGCTGCGTTCGCTTTTCTCCGTCTCCTCCGCCATGGTCTTCACGCTCGGCCACGCCATGCCCTCGTCGTTCGCGTAATCCGCGAGCACGATAAGCAGCAGTTTCGCCGTGCTGTCCCCATGCAATCGGGTCTTCTTGGCCTTCGCCACCAGTTCGATGCTCACGGCTCCGCCCTCCTGATCTCCACATCGGTCACATGGCACGAATCGTCCAGCAGGGCCAGCATGTCCGAGAGCAGCATCGGCGTGACCCCCGCACCCACCTCGGCGCGTGAATCCACCACGAGACGCTCCACGCTCACCGGCGCGTCATCGCCGTTGCGCACCCTGATAACCACTTTCGTGTTCACTGCTCCAGCCCCTTCCTCTCCGCGTCCGACACCGCGTAGCCGGCCGATTCCAGCACCTCGTAGTAGGCGTTCAAACCCTTGAGGTCGCACTGGTAGGCCTCACGGTCCCACGTGTCCGCGTCTATCGCGCCCTCCCTGCGGGCCAGCAGGAGCAGCAGAAGCTCCACGCCCCGACGGGAGGGGACCGACTGGCGGCGGCGCAGCTCCAGGGCGTTCTCCGCCACGTTGAGCGTGTACACGCCATGCTCCGGGTCCTTGTCCACTACCGGCAACGGTTTCGCGAACGAGGAGTATGCCTTGACCACGCGAGTCCAGCCGTTCGAGTCCAGGCTCGTGCCTCTCATCGAATCGCCGGCACCCATCAGCTCCAACAGGGTCAGGCGTTCCGTCATGTCGCGCAGCACGTCCGCCTTCAACACGGGAATGGTTGTTCGGATCCATTCGCAGCGCAGTTCGGCCGACGCCTGGGCGAGCTCCCTGACCTTGTGGCGGCGCTCCCGTTCCATCCGGCGTTTCGCCTCGGCCTTCCCGTCTTCCCTCTCCTCGGCTGTCTTCTTCGCCGGCGTGTAGGCCACGACGCTTCCCGCGTCGTCGAAGATGCGGATGACCACTCCGGGATGCTTCCCCTTGGCCTGCCAGTCCTTCCACTGCTTGGAGAACGGGCCGGGATAATCCTGGGCGAAACGCCGCTGCCTCTCGTAGCCTGTCGGGTTCGCCCACATGTCCTCCGGTTTGAGGTTGTCGGGCAGCATGGGCAGATTGTTGGATTCGGCCCACAGGCGCGCGGCCTCCACCCATTCGCGCCGGTCGCGTTCGCGGCGCAGCCGGTTGCGCTGCCATTCGAAATCATTGGAACCGGCCTTGGCGGCGAGCCTGGCCTGCGCCTTCTCGTCGCCGTCGAATTCCGCGATGTCCTCCAACTCCCTCAACGACAGTTGTGCGAACGAGGGCGACGCCTCGCGCACCGATCGGGGGATGGAGGCGATCTTCAGCCGGCCGCGCACCAGTCTCATGCTGCGCCCGGTGCGTACGGCCATCTCCTTGACCTTCACGCCCAAGTCCAAAAGCCCCTGATAGCCGTCAGCCTCCTCCAACGGGGTCAGGTCCACACGCTGCGTGTTCTCCACAAGCATCAGCTCGCGTTCCTCGCGCGGCGTAAGCTCCTCGATACGGCACGGCACCATGTCCCGGCCGGCGAGCCTGGCGGCCGCGAGCCTGCGATGCCCGATGACCACGCGATACTGCGGCACGCCGTCCCTGTCGCCGGCCGGGGTGACCAGCAGCTCCTGTTTGATGCCCTGCGCCCTGATGCTGTCCGCCAGCTCCGTCACGTCGCCCACGTCCCTGCGCGGGTTATGAGGGTTCGGCATCAATTGCGATACCGGAATGTCCACGATGGTGATGGCCATGATATTTCTCCTTGCCTAGAATTCGGGGTCCGCGTCGAAACCGTCGGACGGTGGCGCCGGTTGCCGCGAGGCCCACGGGTCCGGTTCCTGCGACTGCTGTTGCTGGTTGAATGGGTCGGTGGCGGGTGGTTGCGGCGCGGCCTGCTGCCAGCCCGACTGTTGCGGATTGCCGTAAGTGGATCCACCCGAA